TTGCCGCCAGAAGCGTTGTTAGTATTATAATGTCCTACAACAAGCCCTTGCATAGTTGGTGGTACTTTCTCAACGTCTGTGTTTACAAAGTTTCTATTTTGTAACTTTAAATCAGCTATTACACCCTCATAGCTATCAGAGCCAATAGTACTACCTGTTAGTTCCATATAGGTATTGTTATCACTACTTGAATTGCCACCATCTACGCCACGATAATACGCATAAGTATTAGCCAATGATATTGGATTACCAGAAGTATCAAGATACCTTGCTCTTAAATATACAGTATCGTTCACAGGATGGCAGTTTAGATGAAACACAAAAGTGTCAAATGTTGTTGGTAAGTTATCTATAGTAATGCTTGAAGTTGCCGATGTAATACTTGTTGTATACAGAGAACAATACCCTAGCGTTCCTGCGTTGATATTTGGAAGAGTTACATGGGTGTGCTGTGTAGGTGTTTCCCAAAATAATCTACAGAAATAATTGGTTCCTCTGTGGGCTTCCCAATGTAATATCTGTTCAGATTCAAAGTTAATAAACCTATTAGAAGTATTTGGATGATACAAGCGCATAACATTACTTTGCGCTGAAAGATACAAACTACTGTCTTCTGTAGCATTAGTTACATCGTATATATCTGCATACACAGAACCATAGATTTCATCGTTACCTGCACTGTCCTTACCAACAAAGTTAATTCTTCCTAAACTATCTCCGTCTGCTGGACTTGAACTATTCCTTTTTAGTTCAAGAATAGGATTAGCACTAGAACCAGAATCATCCTCATTAATAATAACTCTGTCTGTATTCATCACCACATTACCAGTGCCATCTGGTGTAAGTGTAATATCCTGATTACTTGTACTTACAATAGAATGTGTCTGGACATCCAAATTACCGCCCAACTGCGGAGTAGTATCTCCTACCAAATCTGTACTTATGCCTGTTAGGTTTGCGCCTGATACGGCTGGCAATGTCGCAGGGAACGTAGCATCAGGAAGTGTTCCTGTAAGATTACCTGATGGTATAGAAGTAAGATTAGTAGCAGAGGCCGCTGGAAGCGTTGCTGGAAAACGTGCATCAGGTATTGTACCAGATGTTAAGTTTGAAGCACTGATGTTACCTACGTTAAATATTCCATAGGCTACCATATCAACAGTATCACCAGAGCCAGCCGCAGTTCCTAATGTTACAGTTGTACCGTTTGTTGCTGTAAAGTCGGCAGGGGCTAACTTAACACCGTTTAGATAAACATCTACAAAGCCAACATCATATGTAATTGGAAACACAGTTGTTGAGCCATCATAGCTACCAGAAGCAGTACCTACTGTGTAAGTCTGACGTTCAAACGTACCATTAGTTATTGAAGCTGTGGTTGCATTTACAAAACTTGTACCATTAAAATATTTTAGTTGGTTATCAGTCGAATTGTAAATTAAATCACCTTCGTCATTATTTTCTGTAGGGTCACCTGTAACTACTCTATATCTTTCTCCAAACAAGTTTATTGACCCAAGACTTCCAGCTACTGAATTAATGTTTGTTAAAGCACCAGCAACATCATTCAGATTGGAAACATTCTGTGTTGTAGCCATAGTGTTCAAGTCAGAAACAAAATCACTAGTACTTAATAGGTTTAGGTCATTGATTACATCAGTCGTTGCTAGTGTGTTTATGTCATTTACTATGTCTGTTGTGGCTAACGTATTTAAGTCGTTTATTACATCAGTTGTTGCTAGTGTGTTTATGTCATTTACTATGTCTGTTGTGGCTAACGTATTTAAGTCGTTGATTACATCAGTTACTGCAACAGTGTTAAGGTCTGATACAAAGTCAGTAGTAATCAAAGATGCCTTACCAGCTACTGTAGTAATATCACTAGATATGTCAGCTAGTGTATCCATGTCTGCACGAACAGAAGCTGGTGCAAGTGCGTTCATATCAGAAACAGCTTGGGCTGTACCTAAGTTACCTATTTCTGTAGCAAGTCCAGCAACAGTAGATATATTGTTTGTTGGGCTAATCTGACCAGCAACTGTTCCTATATCCGTTGCGTCTGCGGCTACATTTGTAACATCTGAGGCAATACCTGCTACAGTTGTAATATTAGGCAAGTTCGTAGAGATGAACTGCTTGTTGACAGCGTCCGTGTTGTTTACAGGGTCTGCTACGTTTTTGATAACTTTACTTTCTGCATCCCATTTATCGTCATTAGCTAATGTTATAGATTCATCGGCAGTGTCTATGGCTTCCTGTGCGATAAAGAAGTTTTGTTTTGCAGAATTATCTAAGTCTGCTTCTGATAAAACCGCACCATCTTGAAAGTCAACGGTACGGGCTGTGTTAGGTGTTTGTCGCTCAATACGAATAATCGCTCCAGCGGCAGGGTGAGATGCAAAGTCTATCTCATTAGCGTTAGCAAACGTATAGTCTACCCCTTGAGTCTTCAGTACTTCATCTACAAACACTTTGATGTCTGCTTGGGACAAGTAGTCAAAGTTAAAGGTTAACGCCTGACTAGCTTGCCCATTTGATATAATTTGCTTTCTTGAAAGTGGCATAATATTTCTTACCTATTGGTTTCTAGTAGGCGTGTCCCAGCCTTCTGGTTTATTTTCCTGTTGCGATACTCCATGTAGAAATCTGGATATTTAGCAAACAACTGTTGTCTTGCCGCTCTCTTGTAGGAAGACAGTACTTTGCTGATTGCTTTGATTTCTGTTGTCTGGAACTCACCGTCATATATTCTACTCTCATCACCCATGCGATACTGAGGGTTTTTCATTACCTTCTGTAACGCTTGCATAAGTGTAAGACCACCGATACGAACAGTCCCTGTAAATTGGTTATAGTCAGACAACTGTTCGCTAGTTAGCTCAATCTTATTGATACGCCGAGATGGGCCTTTGAACGGGTAGTTCAACGCCATCAACTCAGCCCCAACAAACTCTGTGGTTTTGTCAGGAACAATAGGAAAGCCAGTAGAGAATGCATCAGGGTTTCTGATTGCTTCACCAGTTAACCAGTTAAACTTCTTGGGAAGATTATCGACCATCATTGGGATGCGGCGTTGAAACTTATCTCCAAGTCCTACGGCTTCCCGTAACTCTGGATAATTATCTCCAGCAACAGCCTGAACACCTTCTACAACTTGCAGAGGCGCGGCTGGTACAAAACTGGTGGCAAGACCGTAACCGATGTTAGTAACCTTGAATATCTGGTTAGGGTCATCTGTTTGTAACGCGGAGAATAGATTAGAGATACCCTGAAGGTATGCTTTATCTTGAAGCGTTGTGGACATCGCAAACACAGCGGTAGCAAAATAGTCTTCTACCTCTGGTTGGGTGAGGTGCTTACTCATGTCAAACCCGTTAGCCATCAAACCAACAGGCATGAATATAGGGTCAAAGCGATTATATGAAACCCACTTGTCTCCTATACGAATACTGTATGGTTGATTACCAGCGTTTCTCCAGAGTCTGTTTTGGTCTGGCAATGCTGGCCCTGCACCTGTAATTTTTCCTTCCATCGCGTACATAAGCGCACCACCAAGGAATAAAGTACCGAGAGAGGTACGTCCAATCATCTGTGCCTTTTCAGCGGGAGTGCCATACTTCAGAGTATCGTTATACCGTTTTGACGCAAAGTTTACCAAAGGGGTTCTCTGTGCCGCACGGACAATCAAGTTGGTTGGTGTACGAATAAACGGTAGGAAAATCTGCAACGAAGGATGCTGTTGAACATACCGTTGAAGTCCTAAAGCCTTTGAGCCGTCCAGAAGGTCTTCAGTAAAAGTAATTTCACGAGAATACTGTATAGCACCCATGTCAGTCCCACGGCCTGTGCCATCAAGTGAATCCGATACTCTCTTTAGCGCATATTCTTTTTGAGCCTTTGGGTCATTAGGATACTTCAGTTTGGCTTCATGCATACCATCTGCAAACACTCTTGCACGATAGTTAATCTGTTTGAAGAACTCGTCTTCTGCTCCAAGTGCGCGGAGTGAACCACGAGTAATCTTACCGATAGTGTCCAGATTTCGACCAAGCAACGTATCCGACCTAATGCCTATGAAAGAGGAGTGGATTTTGTTTTGTACCTCATTCCCGTCCAGCTTAGTATTTGCTGGGTCAAGAAAGTTTCTCTCTGCTTTCAAAGATGCGTGTGCCATTTGAATAGAGTCCTTAAAGGTAGCACTCAAACCCATCAAATGATAATGAAAGTCATCTCTTATTTCACGGGCCACCTTACCACCAATGAATGGTTGCATAATGTAAGACCCAGCATATCTCTCCGCTGGTACTAAAATGGTTTCATTGATGCCCGATAGGGTATTTGTAATATGTGTCTTGATGTTAAACAGAATCATAGAACGAAATAGTTCACCCAGAGAGGCAAAGGCTTTGAATCCTGCACTTCTGTTCATGTTTGCCGCCGCTCTGCTAACCTTTGATAAGTCACCACCAGATGCACGTAGGACTGTTCTAAACTGTTCTAAAGACTCCTTACCACCTACGTCCTTTACAGACTCATCAAGAGCTTTGATGTCAAAGATTTTTTCTTGGCGCATACGTAAAGCACGGCCCATCCCTGTTTCAATCCCCTGAACACCAGCAAGTAACCGTGTAAAGTTCTCCAGTTCTGCCTGTGCTTTAACTTGGACGTTAGGGTCTACATCATACTTTGGGTTTTCAAATAAGCGATACATACGCTCACCTGACTCCTTCAGCATTGCCTCAATCGCGTGTACAGCAAAAGTTGCCTCTTCGACAGACTTAGCGTGTCTATATGCTACGTTCATAATTTCTCTGGAAGTAAGACCCGTCATTTCGGAAGCACGTACAGCGGCCTCTTTGAAAACGTCTTCTACTCCCTGTTTGCCGCGTACTTTATCCAGCATTGGCTTTGCGGCATTAATAGTATCTTGAAGAACTGAAGCTACGTCATCAACGTAATCAACAGTAAGAACATCGCCTTCTTTAGTGCGGTTGAAAAACTTTACGTTCTCTGTTTCGCTGAATACTTCAGTAATATCTCTTGGTTCTTTAATACCAGCTAACAGAGTTTTTACCTGTGCCGTATTAGACAACTTTGGCTGTTTTGGTTTCTGTACGCCAGACTTAGATGGTGTTATTGGAATTTCTTGAGGTAAAGATTTACTAGCCAGCTTGTCATCAATAGCTTCTGCTAGTTGCTTCTTGGTTGTCTTAGTAGACATAGGAATGCCAAGAGCTTTTGCTTTTTGCACGAGCGTTGCCTTGTTATCCCGAAGAAGAATATCTTGACGCGACCTACCAGATTTAAAGGCCGCTCTGTCCAAATCGTCAGCCATAACATCTATGGTGTTGGAAAGGCCTACCTTTGAGACATCATCACCAGCTTCCTCAAGAGCCTTTTGCTCCTTTTCTGCCGCTTTGACTTTCTTTTTGTGTTCGTTGCTTTTAGCTACACGTTTCTTTGTTTCCTTTGACTTAACCGTGGTTAACTCTTCGGTCACTTCTTTTTCTGTAGCTACAGGGTCTGCGCCCTTACGCATTCTCTTGACACCACGGGCAATAGCAAAAAGACCCTCAAGAGGGCCAGTTAACATCAGGTCTTCTGCCGCCATCTTTAGTCGGCGTTCTGCTTGTCCATCGTCTTCGTTTGACTGTAGAAACTCTGTAATAGGGTTTTGTAATGCAGGGACTTTTTGAACGATATCTGACAACCTCTCTTCATAAGGGTTGTGAGCAATCATTGATGAGGCCGCTGAGTCTACGGCTGACTTTGCAATTCTACCTTTTAACCCAGAGTTTAAGGCTTTCTTACCTAGCTTTGTAGCCGCTGTAATTTTACCAGCCCCAACTAAACCAAAACCAAACTGAGAGATATCCTCAGTGATTTGACCAGCCATAGTAACTGGGCGAGGGGGGTCAAAGAAAAGTCTCTCTGTCTCATCATCAAACCCTTCCCACTCTGTGTTAAATACGTTCCCTGCTCCTTCAATGAGGCCATCAGCCACATTACGGGTAAACTGGTAGGTTTCCTCTGCGGCATCGACTGCACCAGCAAAGACACCCTTTGCCATATCACCACCAACTTCATACCAAGCAAAGTCATCTGCAACCGACTGATTTAAGCGGTCACGCAGTTCTAAAATTTCCTGACGTTCCATATTTTAAGCTCCGCTATCCATTGGGTCTATATCATCTGAATTTACTGAGTTGCCTGTGTTGCGCCGTGAAGTTGCGGCGGCTTTTAGCCTTTCCTGTTCAGCCTCAAATTCTCTGACAAAACGCCTTAGAGCTTCATCAGGGTCAACACCACCAGCTACCATAGGTGCAAGCATTCTTCCGAGGTCTGTTGTAGTTAGCCAGTTTTCTTTTTGAGAGGGGTTAGTTAAAACAAGGACGGCGGTGTTAAACATATTTGCATAAGTTGACATTGGTTTATTCCAACCAAGTCCATCAGAATTTTGCCAAGGAGAGATTCCCTGTTGCCAGTTTGACATTGTTGTGTCATCGGCTGGGGGGACGTTCTCTAGTAGTATGCTTCTGTTTTGCTCTTCAGCTTTGTTCCTATAGTATTTCTCAAGACGTTGGGCTTCTTTATCAATCTTTGCCATTGCCGCTTCACGAGTCAGGTTACCCTGTTCTACTTGAGGGATAATATCTTTAATAAAGTAGGTAAGGTCACGCTTGGCGTTGTTAGCTAAAAGGTTTCTGCTGGCATCATTTCCAAACAAACCATCTAACGCCGTTGTTTGCTTGATAGCCCCTTCCAAGGCTGACTCAATACCTGAAATGCCGTACTCTTCCTTAAACCTTGAGTAAGTTTGGTTGTTTAGATTTTCCAGTGTTGCCGCATCAGGAATGCTTAGTTTCTTATCTTTGACAGCTAGGTCAATCGCATCTTCCATATCGTTACCGTCAGAAATACCGTTATAGATTGTCTCATAGGTTGTCTGGTCACTAACTTGCTTAATCTGTCCTCTATCCTGAAACTCTCTATCAACATACGAACTTTCAGATTGGCTAAGTACAGCAAGCCTATTTCTTTGTTTTACTGTCTCTTCGCTGTTCCACCAATCGGTTTTATATTTGTTTTCCTGTAAGCCTTCTAAGAGTGCCTTACGTAACTTAACAGCTTCCATCAGGTCTTCTTTTTGCTCTTGTTCAAACGCTTCGGTTTCTGCTTTGTCCTCGATGCTCTCAAGTGTTT